GATCCAACGGTGCAATGGCAGGATACAGAAAATAATGGATTGGGTGAAATTGATCAGCCAGGTGATTATGATTTGGCAGCCCGTTCATCCAGTGTAATTGATGTTTATTCGCTGGTTTCAGGGCTTGCAACAAGTGGCTTAGGTTATCTGTATGAATCGGCAACTGGATTAATCTCATACGCTGATTCCACACACCGCAGCCAATATTTATCAGCCAACGGTTATGTTGAATTAGATGCCAATCACGCTAATGGCAGAAACCTGCAAATTCGCACTCGCAGCGGTGATGTGCGCAATTCAATTACTTTAAAATACGGGGCAAATTCCAATAATGAGGTCACAGATTCTGATGCTGCATCAATCGCCTTATACGGTAATTTATCGCAAATTATTTCAACCACATTGCACAATCAGGCTGATGCGACAACACAGGCAGCGTTTTATTTGGAATTGAGGGCATATCCAAATGCTCAATTTAATCAATTTGGATTTGACCTGACCAATTCTGAAATTGATGATGCAGATCGGGATGCCCTGATAAATACATTCATGGGGCAGCCGCTTAGAGTTTCCAATTTGCCACTGAACATGAATTCAGGTGAGTTTTTGGGATTTGTTGAGGGGTGGACATTTGCAGCTGCATACAATGAATTATCACTGACCATGAATGTGTCACCCCTGGCATTTAGCCTGCAAGCATTCAGGTGGGAAAATGTGCCAATTGTTGAACAATGGCAGGATGTCAGCGCAACATTGGATTGGGCAAATGCTACAATCCTTTAATAGATTAGGAGCAAATAAATGAGCAATCCAACAACACCATTTGGGTGGCAAATGCCTGAGAATACAGATTTGGTCACAGACTTACCAGCCGATTTTGAGGTTTTTGGTCAAGCGGTTGCAACTGATTTGCAATATTTATTGGGCGGAACAACTGGGCAAGTATTAGCAAAGGCATCAGCAACTGACCTTGATTTTGATTGGGTGACAGATGCCACAGGCATGACTAATCCAATGACAACAACTGGTGATTCAATTTATTCATCAAGCGGTTCAACACCTGCAAGATTAGGAATTGGAAGCGCGGGGCAAGTCCTCACAGTTACATCAGGTTTGCCAAGTTGGACAACAATTTCAAGCGGTGGCATGACTTTAATTTCTGAAACAGTTGCGAGCGCATTAAGCAGTTTGAGTTTTACATCATTAGGTTCTTACAAACAATTATTGGTGGAATGGTGTGGAATAAAACACTCAGCGCAGGGAAGCGATTTTACAATTCGATTAAACGCAGACAGCACAGGCGCAAATTATCAGTGTCAAGGTTTTAATGCCTTAGGCACAACTTTAGGATTTACAGCACCAGGAAACAGCGGCGCAGTTTTTTCAGGAACCGATAATTCTCCATTCGGTTTAAATGTTGAAGGTAATCAATTGTATCAAGTCCTCAATGGTTATTTTTTATTAGATGATTATACAAGCAGCACCAAATTTAAAAATTATAGAGGACATCACGGGTTTTACAATAACACGACAAATGTTTATTCCGCAGCAATTTATAATGGGTTCTATGCTTCAGCAAGCGCGGTAACAAGTATTGATATCACAAGATTAACAGGATCACAAACTTTCTCAAATATAACAAATTCAACTATTAGATTGTATGGTATCTCATAATGACTAAACTAATAATAAATTGCGAAACAGGAGAAACAATTGAACGCCCATTAAATAAGGCTGAAAAAGATCAACAAAAAATTGATGAGGCTAATGCTGAAGCAAAAAAAGCCGAAACCGTGGCAAATGCAGCTCAACGCAAGGCAATCCTGGACAAATTAGGATTGACCGCTGATGAAGCAAAATTGTTAATTGGCTAATGATCAGTCAAAATGGCTGGATTGCATCTGAGGATCAAAATGCAATTGGCATCAAGTCATTTGCAGTGCCAGGCACAAAAATCAAATTGCGGTGTGCTGAGAAGGTTGCGCCATTGCTGGTCACATTTGCTGCGGAATTTGATGCGCACATTGAGCCAATTGATGAAGGGGCGTTGGATGATTGGGGTTATTGTTTCAGGAATGTGCGCGGCTCAAATGACAAGTTATCCAACCATTCAAGCGGCACTGCAATTGATTTAAATGCAACTAAGCACCCATTGGGTCATGCAGGCACATTTACAACAATGCAATCAGTTTTGATTGAGGCGTTGTGCAAAAAATACGGATTGCGCTGGGGCGAAAAATGGAAACGCCCTGATCCAATGCATTTTGAGGTTTCAGTAAATGAGGCGCAATGCGCTGCATTAATTGAAAAGTTAAACCTAAGGAAAGGTAAATAATGGATAAATTAAAACCAGTGATTGCCAGTTGGTTGCGATCTTATATTGCAGCTGCATTGGCGGTTTACATGTCAGGCGGTAATTTGCAAGCAATGGCAATGGGTGGTGTTGCAGCAATTGTGCCCGTGCTGATCAGGTATTTAAATCCTAATGATCAGGCATTTGGCAGATTGGCATCATCTAAGTAATGAGCACAAATGAATGGGTTGCGGTGATTTCGCTGGGATTAGCCCTGCTCACTGCAATCTATTCAGTCATGAGATTTGTGACAAAATCAATCATGCGTGAATTATTGCCAAATTCAGGCGGATCAATGAGGGATGAATTAAGGGTGTTAAGTGCCAGGGTGGATTCAATCTATGAAATTTTAGGCGGTAAATAGCCCATTGGGCGTGTTGGTCATTGCCGATTGTCAGCCCGTGATGTCATACTGATTTAACCCCCCCAATCAGGCGGGGGATTAGATCGGGAGCATACAAATGAACAATGAAATAATAAATGGTGCAGCACTCTTAATTGGGGTGCTTATAGGGCTTCCAGTGGGCTTAAAACTGGGCTACAAACGGGGCGATACGCAAGGCAGCCGCAGGGGATTTGCCCGGGGTTTAGCCGTAAGCCGTGAGATGGTTTCAAGGATCAATAATGGTGCTTGAAAATTATGAAACCGTTGCTGAAAGAATTGAAAAATTTTGGATGCGATACCCAAATGGTCGGATTGATGTAAAATTGATTCATCAAGATGGCAGCCGATACATTGTCCAATGCGATCTTTACAAAGATTTGCAGGACATGATCCCATTTGCATCCGATTTTGCTGAGGAAATCAGGTCAAACAATAATCGCTTCCCTTGCGAGAATGCTGCCACATCCAGCCTGGGCAGGGCTTTACACACGGGCAACATTTCCAAATTTAGTGAGGGCATACCCCGCCCATCCGCCGAGGAAATGCGCAGGGTTAATTTAACCGTAGTGCCCGCAGCTGCAAATGATGAGTTCATTGCACTGGGTGACACCCTGGATGTGGTCATTGATCAGGTGCTTACAAACACCGCGCCGCCTGAATCACCCCAATGCAATCATGGCTACATGCTGGCAAAATCAGGTGTCAATTCAAAAACAAACAAACCGTATTCAGGATTTGTTTGCGGATCAAAAACCAATCCCTGCAATGCAATTTGGAATAAATAATGGGCGGCATTTCATTCACCAATTTAAACGGTGGCATAACTGCACACATCACCGCTGATGGTGAATTGCTCAATGATAAACAAGCGCAATTGTGTGATTCATGTTTTGAGCCATTTAACAAATTAGACATGATTCCAATTGTGGATTCCAGGCTAATCATCTGCAAATTATGCTATTTGAAGCACATCAGGCGTGATTGACATACTACTGACCAGGGCGGATGAAATCTTATGCGCCCAGGTTGGTTTGCAGCGGGTTGAGTATTCCAAGATAAATGGGCATTCTCATTCATACATAACCCCAAACAATGGCAATTATTTTAAAGACATTTTAATTGCATCAGAATCTGCCGCAGCTGAAATGGCGGTTGCCCGTTCATTGGGGATCGCCAATTTCACACCCACTGCAAACACATTTAAATCAATGGCGGATGTTGGTGAAAATATTGAGGTTAAGTGGACATCCTGGACTGATGGTCATTTAATTGTCACCCCTAAGGATCGCGATACTGACATTGCGGTGCTTGTCGTTGGTGATTGCCCCAAGTTTAAAGTGATTGGCTGGATTCCAATGGTCATTGCAAAAAAACCTAGATTTAAACATTCCAAAATGGATGCATGGTGGATCAGCCAAATTAATCTGCAACCAATTGAAACGCTGAAAAGGAGCAATTATGCCAATGTCAGGTTTTAAAGAATTGCCAGTGTTTGATTGCCAAATGTGCGTTGCAATACTTAATGCAAAGGGCGGCAAATATAAGAGCTGCAAAACTGAGTGGATTCCCAGGGTTGTCGGTGACACATTGCCACCTGGGTTGTCCACATTGGAATGCACAGGATGTGGGCAAATGAGGGTGCAATTTGTGGGCAGTGATGCAACCATACTTTAAGAATGATTTGATGATTCTTTATCATGGCGATTGTCGGGAAATTACTGACTGGCTTTCAGGTGATGTGCTAGTCACCGACCCGCCTTATGGAATAGAGTGGATGAAAAACACATTGGGTTCTGACAAATTAAAAAGAAATGCAATGATTGAGCGTAAGAAACTTTTAGGGGGTGACATTGCAAATGATCATGACACAACTGCCAGGGATGATGTGTTGGAGTTATGGGGTAATTACAAACCCGCAGTGGTATTTGGCACATGGAAAAAAATCCGCCCACCTAAGGTGAAACACAGGCTTATTTGGCACAAAATGGGCAGAGATCCAGGAATCAATCCGCACCCTTGGTATCCAAATGATGAGGAGATTTATCTAATTGGCGGTGGGTGGGTGGGAAAACCAACACCCACAGTAATCACCACCCAGGAATCAAGACAACATCATTCAAAATTTATTGGACACCCCACACCTAAGCCACTGGGATTGATGGAAATATTGATTAACAAATGCGCACCTGGAGTGATAGTTGATCCATTTGCAGGATCAGGCTCAACACTGCTGGCTGCGAGGAATTGCAAACGCAGCTCCATTGGTGTTGAAATAAATGAGCAGTATTGTGAAATGATTGCAAATAGATTCAGTCAGGGGATTCTCTTGTGACCAGCCTTGTGGATAACGGGATAATCTCACATAATGGGATTACAGTTTCATGCAGTCTGACCTGCGGTTTTGCCAAATAACTCATGGCTTACATAATCAAACTATTGACACAGGGAATAGGATCGCCAATGCCCGCTGGACATGCAACGCGCAAAATGTCCAGGCGCGGCATCCTTACGGGAGTTTCATGTTTATTGCTTATGCAATTACATAGCGTGCAAATAAGTTGGTCAAAAACTGAGGTGGATTATTACAAACTTTATGCCCATTCGTTGGTTATTGATTACAAACAATTTAGCTGCCTGGAAAAACTATGGGTAAAGGAAAGTAATTGGCGAATAAATGCACATAACAAATCAGGTGGTGCATACGGTATTCCACAGTTAAAGAATAAGAAACTTAAAAACATGGATGGTTTCACTCAGGTGCAATGGGGATTGAAATACATTAAACACCGCCATCAAACGCCATGTAATGCCTGGGCTTATTGGTTAAAGAATAAACACTACTGATGTCCAAGCAATGGCGTAATGGTTCAACGCATCAATGGCGCAAAATAAGGCAACGCATAATTGCCAGGGATGTGGTGTGCCAGTTATGTGGACAAGATGAAGGACAAATGCACATTGATCACATCACCGCCAAATCAAAAGGCGGCACTGACATGGATTCAAATCTAAGGTTATTGTGTCAATCGTGCAATTTACGCAAGGGGGCTGGTTTTTTTGAGCGTGCACCGACACCCCCGACTCTCCAGGGCTTATATATCCCCAAAAATGTGAGCATAAGTCATGACTAGGATTGATCTAGTAATGAATCATGATGATCAGGTTGCAGCCGTTGCAGATAAATCCAAATCGGATTTTGGTCAGTCATTAGCAGGGGTGTTTGGCTCACCAACCCCAAGAATTCACACGCAGCTGAATGATCTGCCATCACGCGGGTTTGAAATCATAGATTTTGCATCAATGTTAAAGATTGATTTGATGCCCTGGCAAAAATTTGTGTTGGAGCATTCACATAAAATCAAACCGAATGGAAAATACGCAACGCCGCTGGTTTGCACCGTAGTTTCCAGGCAGTCAGGTAAATCCACAATGATGTTGCTCAGGATTTTATCGGGTTTATATTTATTTGATGAACCATTGCAGATTGCATCAGCCCACAGATTGGTGACATCCC